AGCAAGAATACTTAGGTGACTTGTTTACTGCTGATACTATCTACGGTGTAGCTGAATTACGTGATGACGCTGGTGTAGCGTTTGTAGTTCCAGGTACTTAATAGTTAGTTAAGCGTAGCCCTTGTCTATATGAGGGGGCTATTCTGAATTAATTATGGGTTAGTTATGCCATACTACGAGTACCATTGTAAAAATAACCATTCATCAGACGAGTTAGTTAAGTATGATGACAGGGAAAGCCCGCAAATCTGCCCTGAATGCGGAGAACCTTCCTTCTTTAACCAGACATTCTGTACTAACTTCCAGTACGGTGATAAATATGAAAGCTTTGGAGCTGATAGACATCGCTGGAATCTTAGAGAGAACAAACGATTAGGAACAGTAGGTAAAGGATATGCTTGATATATTAGAAGACAGTACAGGAAACTTAGAGCTTGAGAGATTCAAGTGTAAGTTACAAGAGATATGGATGCGTATCTTGGATGAGACTTATACTGAAGCTGATGGCACTAAAGAAGAGTTCATGGAAGCTAATGCTCTTAGATTTGCTGATGAACCTCAACAAGAATCAGAGATTGATAATCTAATGGAAATGTTAGAAGACTTAATGAACCCTGATGAAGAGTTAGAGTCTGTTAAAAGTGATGCTAAAGCTCCTAAGTATTCAGGACCTCAACTTAAATCAAATAACGAGAAAGGTAAGATTGAAGCTACTGTGTATGAAGTAAAACACGCTTCAACTAAAACACCTAAAGACTCGAAAAGTTCTGCAAAATCAAACACTTACAACATTCAAAGTGGTAAGATAGCCCCAAGAAAGGATGCTAGAGTTATCAGAAGCTTCTCTCCTATGGCAGAGATGATGAAGGATGAGCTAACTGCTTTGAAGACTAGACAGAATATTGGTAGAAGAAGAGAGTTATTTAGATTATGAAGAAGATGTACTGGAGAAAGTCTAAGACACTTGCCTTACTTAATAATCGTAGGCAATGGTCAAGAGAGTTTCACCCTCCTTATACTCCTGAATTGGAGATACAAACAGAAGACGGTTTATCTTATATAGTGGTAGAATCTTCTGCCACACATGAACCTAACTATATTATTACGGAGTAACCATGTCCTCAACTAAAATATCCGCATTAACAGCCAAGACAACTCCAGCAGGTACTGAAGAGTTTGTTATTAATGATAGTGGTGTCTCTAAAAAGATTACTGCTGATAACATTACCGAGAATAACTTTACTGATTTACTAAAAACTAAGCTTGATGGTATTGCTACTTCAGCTAATAACTACACACACCCTACAGGTGCTGGTAATGAACACTTACCTTCTACAGTATCACAAACAGAAGCTGGTTATTTAGACGGTGTTACCTCAGCTATTCAAACACAGTTAAATACTAAGTTAGCATCAGGTGGTACATTAGCAACAGCAACAATAACAACATTAACATCTACTACAGCTAATATAACTACAGTGGACTGGGGTAACTGGACTGTTACTGAGTCAGCTGGTGTTCTATACTTTGCCTCTCTTGGCGTAAACAAAGCGAAGCTCGATGCTTCTGGTAACTTCACCTGTGTAGGTGATGTAATTTCTAATGGCACAATTTAAAGGAGAAATGCTATGACAACTAAATTAGTAAGCACAGGAGTCGAGTTTCCAGATGCTACAACACAAACCTCTAAAGGAGTAAAGGTATCGGGTGATACTATGACTGGCGACTTATCACTTGGCGATAACGTCAAGGCTAAGTTTGGTGCTAGTGATGACTTACAGATTTTTCACGAAGCTACTGGAAATAGTAGAATTGTTGAGAGCGGTACGGGTCATCTTAATATTGAAGCCGCTAATCTTAATCTTAAAACACCTTCTGGCGAGAATTACATCAACTGTAATGAAAATGGAAATGTGGGATTACGCTATGATAACGTAGAGAAACTAGCCACAACCTCTACTGGTATTGATGTTACTGGTAGTGTTACTTGTGATGGGTTTACCTCTACTGGTATTGATGATAACGCTACCTCTACTGCTATGACTATTGATAGCAATGAAAATATTACTATGAATGGTGTTAGTCCACAAATGATTGTTGGGTCAAACGCTGTTTCAACGGGTACGTGCGCAGTTCAAATAGGAGCAAATAGAACTGGAAACGGTAACTCGTATGTAGATTTGGTTGGTGACGCTACTTATACAGATTATGGTTTAAGAATTATTAGAAGTAGTGGCGGTGCTAATACAGCATCAGAACTTGACCATAGAGGAACAGGTGCCTTAGTTATTAATGCCAGAGATGCTGGGTATTTATCATTCAGAACACAGAACTCTGAAAGATTTCGTGTTACGTCTGCTGGAGATGTAGATTTTGGTGGTGCATATTCAGATGGTACATATTCTGCAAGAATGGGTCACGGTGGCACTGGTGGGCAATATTTACACTGCTCAACGGGTGTTACAGCAGCAGCGTGGCAAATTAGATTTGTAAACCCTAATGGCACAGTAGGGAACATCTTAACATCTGGAACATCAACATCATACAACACCTCATCAGACTACCGCTTAAAAGAAAACGTAGTGCCTATGACTGGCTCTATCGACAGACTGAAAGCACTTAAACCATCTCGCTTTAACTTTATTGCTGATGCTGATACAACCGTAGATGGCTTCCTTGCTCACGAAGCTGGTGAAGTAGTACCAGAATGTGCTTCTGGTGAGAAAGATGCTATGACGACTGAGGAGTACGAGGTAACACCAGCAGTAATGGATGGTGATACAGTAGTAACTGAAGCTGTTATGGGTGAACGTGAGGTTGAAGATTATCAAGGAATTGACCAATCCAAACTAGTTCCACTACTTGTAAGTGCGTTGCAAGAAGCGGTAGCTCGTATTGAGCAATTAGAAAACGCATAACAACAGGAGAAGTAAAATGTCTAAAAAAGAAAAAGAACAGACAGTAACTATTGACGATAAAGAGTACAACGTAGATGATTTAACCCAAGAGCAAATCACTATGGTTAATCACGTAGCAGATTTAGATAGGAAACTATCATCAGCACAGTTCAACCTAGACCAGCTTAATGTAGGTAGAGGTGCGTTTATGAATATGCTGAATAAGTCACTAGAAGTAGTAGATGAATCAGACGAGGTTGTAGAAGCTGAAGTAGAGTAAACATTAGGCGGTGAGAGTCCGCCAACATATTAAATAAACTTGAAGGAACAGAATGGAACTATCAGACATCATCTTAACGCTTGTTGGTATACTCACGGCTATTATTGGTGGTGTTGTTAAGTCAGTTATGAAAGATATTAAAGAACTAGAAGCAAATATCAATACTTGTCAAATGGATTTACCAAAAGAGTATGTTTTAAAAGTTGATTATGAGCATCATCAAGACAAGGTAGAAAAGAAGTTAGACAAGATTTACGACAAGATTGATAAGCTAGTAAGTAATAAATGAAACGTCTAATTTTAGGTCTTTTGTTGATAACCCTACTAACGGGTTGTGAAAGTTTAAAACTACGGAATATAGGTAAATCTAGCGTTACTACAGGTATTGCTTACGTTGCTGGTGGAACTATTCCCGCTGTTGGTGTATTAGCTACTTCAATGGCTTATGATGAGATTATTCCAGCAGAGCAAAGCGTTGAACAAATAGAAACAGAGGAACAAGCGGTAGCGTATGTTGCTGAATCTTTATTTATGAATGCTCTTTATGCGTTTATTGCTTATCTATTGATTACGTTAATTGCCGTACCATTCATCAAACGCTGGGGATATAATCAAGCTAAGAAGAAATACAAAGATGTTGATTTTAAATCGGATATGAAGCTATGAAGTCAATAATGGAACAGCTGTATACTAATGATATGTACCAAGAAACAGAAATATACTGTCCTGTATGCCAACGTGACTTAGAAGCGACTAATGTTGAAAGGGTTAGCGAGGGCTTAGATGATAGTTATATCTTTGTACACGATGATATAGTACACGCTGATAATGATATTGAAGCACTAGAACACGGGATACAATGAGCGAAGGTAGTAACGGATTAGAAATGAGTCGGAAAGGGTGAAGAGCCGACTGTAAGTTAAACTGCACCTTACTTACAGATTGCGGATACGCGGTCGCCATAACGGAGGATAAGGATTGGCTAAAGTCGGTCGAGTACCTCCACCATATTCGGTATAAGGCGTGAGTCATAATCATAGCCTTTACCATTAAATTAGAAATAGATACAAAGTATATAGGTTAGTATCTAAGTGTTCAGAAATGCCAATAAATGAACAGTAGTAACGGGTTAGAGGTTAATACTTGTTTTTAAAAACCAAGCAATAAGGAAATTAAATGACAAATAAACTAAGCAAATGCACGATAGTCTTTAGCGTTGGTGTAACTATCTCGTTAGCATCAATGGCGTTTTTTAACAACTTTATGCAAATGCCACAGCAAATGATGGGTAGTATGATGATGCAAGGTTCTGATAAACCTTGTGAATGTAGATGCCCTCAACCTAAATAATAACTAAGGAGAATAAGATGTTAAGATATAACATACCTCAAGAGAAGCCTAAGAAGGTAGTAAAGAAACCAGTAGCTAAGAAGCCAGTAACTAAAAAGACTTCTAAGTAGTTGATTTAACTGAATAAATTGTACTATAATGTCACTAAAGTGCCTCCTAAGAGACAACACAGTGACTTATCTACGGAGAAACTATGTCAACTTATCGTGAACTAATCAATGAAGTTTTAATCAGGCTTAGAGAAGATACTATTGATACTGACTGGACTGGTGCTTTAAACGATGCTACTACTGTAACTGATTACCAGAAGGTCATCGGTGCTTTAGTAAACGATGCTAAGAGAAATGTAGAATCTTACCATGATTGGTTAGTCTTACGTGAGACTGTAGATATTACTACTGTATCAGGTACTAAGAACTACAGCTTAGCTTCAGGTCAAGAGATTAAGATTATTGATTCAATTAATCAAGTAACTGGTGTTCCTATGGTTCAGGTTACTAGACGTTATATGAACTCAGTTAAGTACCCTTCAGACCCTACAGGCGACCCTTTGTACTATGCTTTTAACGGTGCTGACTCTTCTAACAACTTGAAGATTGACTTATCCCCTGTACCCATCTCAGCTCAGACTATCTCTTTTGATTTAGTTAAGTCTCAAGATACATTGACTTCAGCTACTACGGTATTGAAAGTACCTACACAGCCTGTTGTACTAGGTGCTTGGATGAGAGCTGTAGCAGAAAGAGGTGAAGATGGCGGTACTCAAACTAGTATCATTGGTCAAGAATACAAGGACTCGCTTAACCAAGCTATTATTAAAGATACTGGCAATGTTCAGTATGAAACGGATTGGGTAGTAAACTGATGGCTAAGCCTATTCAACCTCTAGTATTAGATTCAATCGGAATATACGGTTTAAATAAACAATCGTCTCCGTCTAGCTTAGAGCCACAATGGCTGACTGAAGCTCAGAATGTAATGCTAGATGAGAAAGGTAATGTAACTACAAGAAAAGGCATTAGACAAATCTCTGACTTGATTGGCTCTTCTTCATCTAATAGTTATATCGTTAAGTCACTAGGTGAGTTTAGAAATGCTACTGGTAGTTCAATTATCTTTGCTGGCTCTAATGATAAGATATACAAACTCAATACGGCTAATACACCTTACACTTTAGATGCTCAGACATTCACAGGTACACCTCAGACATTAACTGATGGTAACTGGGAGTTCTGTAACTTCAATGATAAGTTCTATGGAGTACAAGCTAGTCATAAACCTATCTATTATGATGGTACTAACTGGATGGATTTAGAAGATGCCTCTGGCTTCTTAGCTCCTTCTGGTGTTACTACATTCAATCCTAGCTGTTGTTTAGGTGGTTTTGGTAGATTATGGGCTGCTGGTGTATCTGAAGCTAATGATGTTGTTTATTATTCTGATACTCTGATTGGTCATAAGTTCCAAACTGGTGCTGCTGGTTATGTAGATATGAAGACTGTATGGGCTGGAGACCAAGTTGTAGCTCTTGCTAATTTTATGGGTAAGCTTGTTATCTTTGGTAAACGTAACATTGCTATATACAATAGTCCTGATGACCCTTCTGCTTCTGCCTTTGCTTTAGATGAGGTAGTTAGAGGTGTAGGTTGTGTAGCTAGAGACTCTGTACAAGCCCTTGGTGATGATATTATCTTCTTATCTAACTCTGGTGTTCGTTCACTACAAAGAACGATGGTACAGGATAAGATGCCTTTGACTGACTTATCTTTGAACATTAAGGATGAGATTACACAGCATATTGTTAATGCTGATATGGATAAGGTTAAGGCTCAGTATTGCTTATGTGGTGGTTACTACTTAATCTCTTTCCCTGATAGAAACATCTCTTATGTGTTTGACTTTAAAGGTCAAGCAGGTAATGCTCCTAGAATAACAACTTGGGAGTTTGAATCTAAGAAGACTCCTAAATCGTTACTATCTGTTACTGATGGTATTATGTATGTAGGTCTAGGTGCTGACGATTATGAAGGTAGAATTGCTGATTATGATAGTTACTACGATGTAGAGAAGTCGGATGTAACAGCTACCTATGCTAATCAAACTGTATGTGAGGCTGCTGATAATACTTGGGAGTCAACTAACTCTAAATGTTGGAGTGATTCAAACAATACTTATCAATCAAGCTTCAAGACAACTTGGTTAGACTTTGGTAATCCTAGTGCTGCTAAGATTCTAAAGAGAATGTTATTAACAATTACAGGTGGTTTTGGTATGAAAGCTACTTTGAATTGGTATAGAGATTATAGTAACGTAGCTGATTCGGCTTCATTTGATTTAGGA